CTCTCTTTAAACCTTGACTATCTTTGACTATACTATCATTTAACACTCTATAAGTCAAATTTTTAGGGCTCAGCCCTTGAAAATACTGACTTTCTTTAAAAACATTTAGTCATTAAATCGCTTTAGTTTTTCTTGAAAGTTCCTAAAAAAGTCCACAAAAAAGAGCCCTGAAAAGGGCGCAATATTGACGAGTTCAGCAGGCAAGAAACTAGCACGGTAAAACGTGCTTTTTTTATTACCTGGTAATATTATAGCATATTCTCACCAAATTTATATACTCTCAAAAATTTTAAAAAAAAACGTAAACCTGACTCTCGCAAAAGAGAGATAAACACTAAGATGGAGAACGAAATCCCCCTCACACCTCTATTTTATCAAACCCAATCAGAAAAACACTACTTCATAAAATCCAATAAATTCGATTATAATAGCTTTCGGTCTGCTAATTATTTCACTAGCGCTCATATATCCCCAGCGCTACATTCCAGGTATCCAATCTTTTATTTCTTTCAAAATTTTATAAGCCTGTTTCATTTTAGAGTTGTCCTCCAAATATTCAATACCTTTAGTTGTAATTCTAACAAGAGACAAATTCTCAATATAAACATCTCCAGACATGTCCCCAGTTACACAAGCGCCTGTCAAAAATCCGTCATCAAACAGATTACGATAGACATCCATTAAGTATAGGTGGGGAATTTCCAGGACGGAAGAGTTTATTTCATTTTCATCGGCTGGCTCTCCATGCTTCATTTTCTGAAAATAATAATTAAGGATTTTATACACAACTACCCAATAATCATTTTTTGCCATTACTACAATCTCCTTTTTTAAAAATATAATCCTTTGCGCTCCACTTTATTATAGCTCTTTTGCTATCTTCCTACAATAAATCAAGTTTTATCTATTTCTCCTCTACAGTATATATACTGCCATTCAAAACTAATCATTTTTCTGATGAATCGACCAGTTTTTACCCCCTTTTTGTCTGAAGTGCTCCGACTTGGAAAAAGTTCCCTTCACCGGTACCCTACTGGGCAGAAAGATTTTTTAAAAGGTGGGGGAGTCAATATCCTTTCAATTCCACAAATCTTTTAGCGATTACCT